CACAGCCAAGCCATCACCAACGGCACCCGCAATCAAGTTGTGCAGAGTATCAATGTCGCAGTCGTCGTCTTTGAGCAAGTCGCTAACGAACACCCACGAGCGTGGAGTTGCAAATGCCTTGCTGGGCGACTTAGGATCAAAGTCGTACAGGTCCTGCTTGGCAAAGCCTACATAACCCAACACCTCAGGATGCACGGCATTCATCACAGCCCACTCTTGGAAGTCATCAAAGTCTACTTTGGCTTCTAAGTGCAGGAAGCGATTAGCCAGCGGAGCAGGCATACGATACGTCACGCCACGATCGCCTTCACGGTTGCCTGCGGCAACAATGTCAACGCCCTTAGGCAGACTGTATGTGCCTACACGGCGATTCAGGATCAGCTGATAGGCAGCGGCCTGTACTGCCGGAGGAGCGGAGTTCAACTCATCCAAGAAGATGATTGCGGTTGACTCTGGGTCCATAGGCAGTTCTGAAGGAGGAGCCCAAACCATTGTGCCCTTCTCGGCATTGTAGTAGGGGATACCTTTAATGTCTGTAGGCTCCCATAGTGCTAGGCGGACGTCAATGACCTCACGCTTAGTTGTCTCGCCAATCTGCTTGACGATATCGCTTTTACCAATGCCCGGGGGACCCCACAGGAACACAGGACGGCGGGTTTGAATCGCCTTTGAGATAGAACGCTTTGCGGCCTTAGGACCTACTTGGCGGACGGAATGATCGTTGCTCTTTGCCATAACTAACCCCTTTTCAATTAAACTAATTTGCTTTCCCAGTGTTAATAGTATAACACCAACCGCTAACTTTGTCAAGCTCTTTTTACAAAATTTAACTGTGTTGTATTATCGCCACGGATGCTTTTAATCTTAGCTTTAATGCTAACACGATCGCCTGCTTCCAATTTACTATTATACCAGAAATCCACGAAGCTGTCAACCAATTTAGCAGTAACCCTGAACTTGTCATAGTCTTTGCTGTAGTAGCACTTGACCACTTCGATCTCACCCTGGATCTTGTCGCCCACAGCGCCCTGCAATTGAGTAGAAGCACGAACTTCACGTGCCAGCTCGTTGCGGCTTTGATCACGGATCATCACAGAGGGCAGGCAGCTTACGATAGCAAACTCCAGCATATGACGGCCAGTGAACTCGTCCATCTGTGCGATGCGGAGTGCCTGCTGTTCAAACTCGTTGATCTTGCCCGAGATCTGTTTGAGCAAGAAGCCGTTGAAGTAGTTGCGGATCTCACGACCCTTGGCTATGTCTTCGTCTGTGGCCACTGTGAAGTTGTTGGTACGGAGCCATTGCTTGACCAAGAGCTTGTTGGCGTCTTTGACTAGAACCATAGGACCTGTTAGATCGTTATCGGGTTGAGTCCAAACAGGCTCTTTGAAGTAGCCATCATTGATACGATCTGCCGCTACCGCCAATCCCCAAACTTGATCTGCTGTAAACATCGTTCGCTCCGTTGTTGTCTATGTCCTAATTATATAGCCTTTTACCCATTTTGTCAACCAGGGCATTGGAGTGCCAGGTCAAGAAAAAAGGTGTTGTATTTCTACAACACCCTCAAAAGACGCCCCGGGAGCGAATCGGCTTGCCTTTGTGAAACCCTAATTAAAGAGTGATGCCCATTGCTTGAGCTTTGTAGCCTAGAGCAACGATTTCACGCGATGGCTTGCCCATCACGTACTCGGTAACAGTCACGCCGTTACCTGCCTTGCGGGTGTTGCTGTATACAGCATAACCGCTCTGCTTGATGCGAGATACTTCTGCGCTCAAGTTGCCAACGCCCAAGTCGTGCTTGGCTTTGGCTGCCGTCAAGGCTGCACCGTTGTAAAGTGCTGTGAAGACTTTGAAAGTCTTGGTTTCTGGATTAAATCTTTTCATTTTTAAGTTTCCTTTGTAGTGGCTGTTCCCTAACAGCGTTTAACTAGTATAAGGCCTTATTGCTTTTAAAGCAACAGTCAGTCTTACCGTTTTACTGTTACGTTAGCTCGAAAGAACGCACCTAGTAGAACAACAGCCGCCCAGGTCTCCAAAGTATAGGGAATCAGCAGAGCTGCTCCAAACAATGCGTTCCAGGACCAAATGACTAAGAACGGCCCAATAAGCAACAGGAAGATGATTAGGGCGATAACTAGAACAATCTTAAGCATTGATAATCTCCTCAACTTCTTCAATACGTTTAATCTCAGCCAACTCTTTCTCGATCTCTTTGATCTTGCGTTTGTTGCCTTTGTTGGTGTTCTTCTTATAGACTAGCCACACGTGATCTTCACAGTAGCTCTTGCCCGGAAACAACCCTTTACCGCACATGGTAAAGGGAGCTTCTGTCTGCTCCGGGCCAATATATTGGCACCCTGTCATTACGCACCTCGCTTCATAACAGTAACTTCAGCCATTGCCTTCCAGTTGCCTGGGAAGCTCTTGCGCAAGTCTGCAACCTTCAGCACCGTACGCAATGACAGCTCACGCAATTTAGCACGGTTGCTCATAATAAAGTCCACAACCTCATCGCGCTTGAAGTCCTCAAACTCATAGCTGTCTAACATACCGTCTGCAACGATCTGCTTGATACGCAAGACCTTCTCGCGATCTGTGTCCATCTGCAGGTCAATGTAGTGGCAACGGCTTTCCAAAGCTGCCAAGTGATCCTGCAATTTCTTAGAGCGCACGTTCTCAAACTTAATATTAGTGATAAAGATAGCACCGCCCTTGAACTCGAAACGATCTGGCACTCCTTCACGACGCAACATATTGCTGTCTGTGTTCCAGCTGATAGTACGCTTCTTGCTAGTGTCCAAAGCTGCCTTCAAGATGTTCAAGGCAATGTCGTCCAACAATACGCTGTCGCAGTCATCAAACACAACTACGTTCTTCTCTGCACTAAACTCATAGAGCTTAGAGTACAAACCGATGGCACTCATAGCACCCTTCACGATCTCGTAGCGTGGCTTTCGCTCGCCTAATGCATTGAACAAGTCGTCCTTAGTAAGTACTTCTTCAACACCAAACGATTTGCCTACGCCTGGGGGGCCGCTGACAATCATAGCACGTACATCGCCTGCTTTCACAGCCTTGGTCATATCCGTAAGGATTTGGAAACGAGCACGAGTTCGTTCAATGATCTCGTCATCGCTCTCGTGTGCCACTGCCGTATCGGCTACTTTGATCTGTTCCAAACTCTTATCTCCTACTGCCGAATGGGCTACGTTGCTGACAACACGATAGCTGGAAATGCCATCGCACTTGATTTTGATCTTGCGATCTGGGATACCTGAGTTGGCAGGCACTACAGTACCGCCATTGACTGTGACAAAGCCACCAGTACTGCTCAATTTAAACTCTTCTACAAGTTCAAAACGGAAGCCTGACATACTAGTATCGCGTCCGCGGATCTTGTACGTACCTTTTACGATCTCAATAACTGCTGGCATCTTTCGCTCCTGTGTGTGTTAATATGTGTCTATTATAGCGCACTTAGGGGATCTTGTCAACCCCTAAGTGCAATAACCCTACAACATGATCAACTATTCATTGTGTCAAAGGGACTAAACTCGTCCTGTGGCGCATCTGCCACACCCATTTCTTCCAATGCACCCAATACAATCTCTATGGGGCAACCCAGTTCGTCGGCAATGGCACGACTGTTGAAACCCTCAATGTAGAGTTCTTGAATGTCGTAGGCCAAGTCTTTCATAATGCTCATGCTGTCTCCTCTTGTGCTTCGCGATCTTGTTCGTCCATAATAGCGGACACCAACGGAACAAAGTCTCCGTCGTGATCTGATACAAACCAAACAGCCTCGCCGCCTACTGAGCGCAGGATGTAGTCGTATTCCTCGTACTGGTGATTCGCAACATAGTCCCCATAGTCTTTGAACTTCCTGGCACTTGTACCTGTCTCACCACGATCGCGACCGTAGAAGGTACACATGTCTCTTGTCAAATTAACAAAAGCTTCAGCTTCGTCCTTAGGCAAATCAAACTGACTAAAGGCGTGCTTGGTGCCAATAGTAGGGCGCAGGCTACTCAAGTCACCCAAGTCGATCAAGTCACGCAAGATGAACGGATTGCTGTAGTGATTCTGCAGAATCTGCCCGTTGTGTGCAAGATAGCCGTCCCAGTGGCAGTAGACCTGCTCTACTGTGCCGTCTGCGTATTCCAATGCAATAGTACTTCTAGTTCCCATTTCAAGCTCCTTTTGTGTGTATGTGTCTATTATAGCACGAATCAATACCCTTGTCAACCCCAGGGTTATACCTTACATCCTTCAGCATCCAGTTCCCAGCTAAGGTCCTGGAACTTCCTGTAGAGTCTATAGACCTGCTGTTTAGCATTGTCCAGGCTCTGTGCAATGAGGTCCTCTGCTGTACCGTCTGTGAGCACTTGACGAGCGTCTTCGTACAAGCAGCCGCCCAAGTACTCTGAATCCAGCTCAAGTCCTTCAACCAGTACACGTACCCGCAACATAAACCAATCCAGGTTGCCGTGTTCAATGTTGTGATTGATCTCTGCAATGTCGAACTGGGTTTCATCGAAACAGTCTGCAACACTGATATCTTCCCAGGTCTTGTCCACTATGATCTCGTAGCCTTCACGCTCGTAGACTGCCAGTTCTTCGTAGTGTCTAGTCATGCCAATTCCTTTGTGTGTTTGTCTAATGTAATTATACTGCCTTTTTGCCAATCTGTCAATACAAATCGCATTGGCGGATGCATACGTTGCAGTTCCGCAACCTTCCTACGGGCACGGGCCAAGCTGAGCTCGTCACCCCAATAGTGTCCTGAGTACAGCTTGTCCTTGTAGAACATCTGGCATTCCCATTTGATCATACTGGTCCTTAAGCGGGTGACAACAGTTGACGGAAGTCGTGCATTACTACACGGAACGCCCGCTGTTCAACAGGCTCAAATTCATCCAGATTGTCCTGCATATACTGCAGAGTCTCTAGCAGACCTGAGCCATCAGCTTCTTTGCGTTTGCTGATGTATACCATAGCTTCTGTGAATGTCATCTTAGGCTCCTTGTTAGTGTATGTGTCTATTATAGCACCAAACGGTGCCCTTGTCAATCAGTCCCCGCGAATGTCCGTATTCAGTGCAGGGTTAATCAAGCGGCGTAGTTCAACTTCACGCTTGTGAGCGGCCGCCTTGCCACGAACCACTTCGTGTACAAGTACTTCGATCTCGCTCTTGTCAGCCAGCTTGCGGAGTTCTTTGCACAAGAGCCAGTTCTTGGTCTCTGTTTTGGCACGATAGAAGTGCTTGGCGGCACGAGCAAGAACTGACTTATTAATAGTCGACTCTGTCTTGGCTGTGACGCCAATGTAGTTGAGGCCGTTGACTCGCAGTTCATAGATGATATGATTGCGATCTGAACGCTTCTTGCGGGTGGTGTTTGTCTGTGTCATAGCTCTATTATACGGCCTTTGACCCAAACTGTCAACCAAAACGTTTAAAACCCTATGCCCAGTAGGGTTATTGACTTATCCACAGCTTATCCAAACTGTAGCCAAAATGCCACAGTTTGAGCAGAATCAAGGCACTCCAGCTTGATGCTGCATGGCCTGACAGGAGGGATTCGAACCCCCGACCGACGCCTTAGAAGGGCGTTGCTCTATCCAACTGAGCTACTGTCAGATTCTGGTGCTCGGACCCGGAATCGAACCGGGACGCCATTACAGCGAGAGATTTTAAGTCTCTTGTGTCTACCTATTTCACCATCCGAGCTTGTTGGTGGGCCCCCCGTGAGTCGAACACGGCACCAACGGATTATGAGTCCGCTGCTCTAACCAACATGAGCTAGAGGCCCCTTATGCGTTATTCTTGCTTCTCCTGCTGCTGCTGTTCGTGCTGCAGAACCATACGATACAAGGGTTCCATTCGTTCTTGAAACACATCAGGAGCCATACGTGCTGCACGTTGCAGGTCCCAGTCTAGAGGATAGTGCCGCAATATGCTGCGAGCTTCGTCACGAACTGCCTTGGGCACACGGGGCAAATCCCCACCCGCTAGTCGTGCTAGAAACTGCTGCGCACTCTTGACTGCACGATATCTTTCATCTGGTAATGTCACGTCTCTGCTCCTACTTAACTGCCTCTTCTTCAGCATATGTATATTATATGATCATTTACGGTGCGTGTCAATCTTTTTGTGTTGTTTTTGAGCAAGATGTTCACAGTGTTCCAGGAACTCCCGGTAGAGTATGGCATCGTTTGAGAAGATTGATGCTAGATGTCCCAGTATGAATCCCTGTGTATATAAGGTATTAAGTCTGGTATCACCGTGCGGATTCA